GGATGTTCCGTACCGGAATTTAATCGTTTAAACCGTTCTGACAACTTTTCTGTCATTAGATTTAAAAGTTCTCGACTCCAGTTACTGCAAATGTAAACCGGGTCCAACTTCCATTCACTCAGGAAAATTTCAAAAGTTGCACCTATCGAGAAATCGCTCTCAGTCTGGCCATTCCCATTAAAAAAGGCTTCTCAAGCTCCAGGCACTGCTCAAAAGCGGCTATTAATTGAGCAGAAGAAGCGGTATTTTCGATCTCTTCCCTGTTCAAATCTCGCGCGTATTCAAAGAAGAGGTCAATCATCTTTCCCGGATTATCTATCATAACTGATCGCATGGCGGATTCCAGTGCAATGGTATCCTCAGACTTAAGTCTGGTCAAGCCAATGGATTCACTTAAAATCTTAACTACTTTAGCGACCCACGGTATAGCCATTTTAGAAACAAGGGGTTTAATGTCATATTCTTCATTACCCAGCATAACCTTGATAGGCTCCATGGTTAATTTTTGCATTTCAGTACGTTCCATAATTTCTCCTTTAAAAATAAAGCCGCCCATATTTCAGAACGGTCTTTGATTTATTGTGGTCTTTTTGTGCTGTTAATTTATCATTAGTTCGATAGTGGTGATATCCGCAATGGTGACCGATCCGGACCGGTTTGCATCAGCTCCTAGTGTTGGAGGGTCGAGACCCAGAATAATCCGTTGTACTTTGGTTATATCAGCCTGATTAACCGTCAGATTGCCATCGGCATCACCGTAAATCGGATTGAGCCCCAGTGTCATCCGCTCAACAACTGTGACATCCCCAATGGAGACAACTCCGTTAACATTGGCGTCCGCTCCGGGTGTTAAGGAATCCATGCCTAGAATTTCTCGATATATTTTAGTGACATCATCCATGTTGACGGAATGATCGCCGTTAGCGTCTCCATAAATAGGTGCAGAGCTTGCGTGCACGGGGACCGCGAATCCGAATAAGATCAATACCAGACAAGCAACCATCAAAATACTAAATAACTTTTTCACAACTTACCCCCCTTATTATTTTTTGAAAAATACTGCCCGGGAATTTCACCCGGGCAAATCAATTAACTACGGTCGTATAACGTGGAAGGTGTAACTCTTGGCTGTCTTCCCGGAGTCGGTGACCGTAATCACCAGATCAGTTGTGGTGTCAGCTGCTCCGATTACGATATGACCGGAAGCTACACCTGTTTCGAGCGGCCATGTCACACCCAGTGCCGTAGCGGTAATCGTCTCGGCAGTGGCATCTGTGATTATGGCTTCTATCCATGCGTCTCCCGTTGCAACAATTATGCCGTGGTCATAAACCGTTGCGGCAAATGCGGGCACTGTGGCAATTGCGCCAGAGGTCGCGGCAAAGGTGGCTGCCGTTACGTCAACACTCTCGCCGGAGGTATCCGTCATTGTGATTTCACTGTCCAGTGCTTCAAATGTGACAGGGACAATCGTCTCGTTTTTCTTGGTGTACTTGAGTCCGACGGAGCCAGTGGCTACAACAAGTGGGAATAACCAGGTTCGATCTTTTCCCGCCGGATTAGTACCGATAATCCTGAGTGACATCTTTTTAGTCGCCCCGGCCCCGATGGTTATCACACTGCCAGACAGTACAGAGCCGGCAATCGCCTTATCCAGATTGTAAAGGCTGGATTCAGACATATTGACAGTGATTTTGACGCCCTCAGTCACGATGTGAGAGTCAATAGGCATTGTTTTCTCATCTACCTCGGTTTTAATCTCAGAAGATGAGTATTCGACGTTTACCCCGTCCTTGGTATATCCGATATTGATATATTCGCCTCCGACCGGATATGCGATCTCCAGACTTGCTACGCCTACAATGATATTAGATGCAGTTCCCATATTAAACCTCCATAATTATTATTCTGCTGATATTTTGACACTGAAAAAGGCTAAGACCCTGAACAGATTAGGATTATCAACGTCCCTGAGTGGTCCTGTACCTTGAGTTTCTTCTTTTGCGCCCAGGAGATGATAAGTTGAGGCGCCTATCGCCACAGCGACGTTCTGAATCCCTTGAAGCGCATCATATAATGCTCTATAAATTGATTCAGCGGTGATGGAATCATTTGCCCAGCAATCGATCTGGAAAGATGGGTCAACTATGCCCGGAACATAATCGTTAGATACACCACCACGCCGGAAATAACTGACCGCCGGAATGCTGCCACCTTGAGGCACAGAACCCTGATAGATACGTGGGGCAGACGATCCACCGATCATGGCAGTTAAAGCCGTCTGGGTGACCAGGTAGGCACGGATGATAGCGTTGACATCACCTAAACTCATTGAGATTCTCCCAAATGTTCTTTAAGTCGTTTGTCGAACTTTTCTTTTGTGAAGTTTTTCATAGCTGCTGGATAAAGGTAGGGTCTGGCAGGAGTAAACCTTGTTCCGGTTTCGAGGAAACCACCGTACCCACTCGTAGAAAATACCGCACCCTGCATTTCATCCAGATTAGAGTCTCCGCCCGGCCCCATCTCAAAGTTGATAGAGCGTTTATTATTGCCAGTGGGCACACGCCCGGATTTATCGATTGACGGCCACATTCCAGACACAGGGGAGTTATTCTTCGCTTCCTGAACGGTATCAATGACGATATCCTGTAAGGCAGCTTTAGCGGCTGCCATGATCTTGGCTGCAGCGCCATTTGTATCTATATTAGATTCAATTGAAATTGTAAATTTCATTTAGACAACCTTCTGCAAAATAAGCTCAAGATGATGACTGGTGGCACTGTCGTTTCTTAGTTTAACCAATAGCACCTCGTAGCTAATATTGTCGACCACTATTCTGTCCTTCTCTGTGATCGTGACATCAGCGGCCAGGTGAAGCGTCCAATCGCTGATTACAACTTGCAAATCCCTCTTAACCTCGCGCCCTCCCGAGGGTATCAAGCGGCAAGGCAGGGCAGTATACACAGTTGCCCATGTTTGAGCAGGTTGCCCATAGGCATCAACCGCTCCCTCTGAATAACGACTAACATTACATGTATGTATCAAAAGTGATTCAAATGACATTAAGAATCTCCGTCCATATCTTCTAAGTCCATCTCAGCCCAAGACATAACCGGGGCATTGCCCTCATTTTCTCTAAGTGTTTTGGCAAGCTCCAGCTTGTTAGATACGCTCTTTTTAGAATATGAGTAGTCACCTATCGACTCAGAGGACATGGATTCGGATAGATTAGCAGCCCATGACTCCAGCGCAATGGCTGCGCCCAGGTTAACCGACCCGCCCATAGTTAAAAAAACTTGTAATTCTTCATCACTAAAATGAGCTTCGGTTAGCGATGTGTCTGAGATTAAAAGTCTAATCTTGCCAACATCAGTTGTTATGTCGTAAGTTATTGCCATAATTGCCTCCTAAATAAGGGCAGGGGAAGCCAGTGAATGAACCTCCCCTGCTCATACCTGCGGGAAAGGAGTGAAACCCGCAAGCCCTAAACTGCCCTTTTAAACTCGTCTTTGTGTCCTACAAGATGGGATTCGTCTGTCAGCTCCCATCCGAAAGTGTTATTCACTACTGATAGTTTCTTTTCTGCGATTCGACCACAGGAAGGGCACAGTGCGTGCCTTCGCTTTTCAATCGATTGTCTCGCTGTGAATTCCATATTACATTGACACTCATATTCGTAAAGAGGCATACTACCTCCCCCTGCCTGCGTCGATCTGAGAGGCAATACCATTTACCCTGTCACGCATCCCTGATACAGCACCAACAATCAGTACCCCCACAGGAGTGCCGTCCGAAGTAATCTCTATGCTTGGGCCGGTTTTAATCTCTTCAGCTTTGAGTTTTCTAAATTCAGATAATGTAATCGTTTTCAATTCGCGTCCTCCTTTTTGGGTAAGTTTTCTAAAAGGTCTTTATATTTCGGTATCAATGACAAGTCCGGGAGAAGTGTCATTTCCCCGGCTGCCAGTGATTCCCGCATGATTGCTCTGATAACGTCCAGCCCGGGTTTGCATTTGAGCCGGTATTGGACCTGTTTAAAAGGCGTTTCACCGTTGATAAGCCCGTCTCTGGGTGTCTGGATCGGGAACTGCATACAAATATCCGGACGTTTTTTGTAGACAGAGCAAGCCCCATCTTTCAGAAACTGGCAGCCGTTTTTGCAATCTAAAATAAACCCATTGTTATAAGCGGTGATATTCGCGTTTGTGCCCTCCAGTCGCTTGATATCCTCATTGGATAACGGCACACGTTCATAACGGCAACATAGTCCACATTCACCCGGATTACATTCCAGCAGGTCACTAAGTTTGCGTCTGGTTTCTGCACAGTCAACCAGTGGCAGCGGTACAACCTTATCCGGATAGGCCATCAGGCACTCCAGCCAAAATAAATCATTGTTAATAAGATCCTTGTCGCCGTAATATTTGGCGAACATTCCCATTTCGTTGACGGTTAAATCAGCCAATTTTCCCCTCCTTTAGATAAAAACGGGTGAGTATTTTAAGCCCTCACCCACGGCCTTAGTTCAGGCTAGGCGTAAGTCCAGGTGCCCTGGTAACCGACTGTGATCCAGTTAGTGGTATCCACAGCCAGCAAGGAGATGTTGTTATAAGCAGCCGCATCGCCTTTCGCGTTGTCCTTAGCCGTGCCGGAAGCGTTAATGAGCTTGTCGCCTGATCCTGCGGCGACGGTCAATTGCTTAGTGGCGGATGAACAGGCCGCTGTGACCCTGAGTCCTGCGACAGCGGTGGGAAGCGTGATCGTGACATCCTTAACAGATGTATCTACGATGTAGGTCCCGCCTGCAACGATAGCATCATCGGAAACGGCCTGCGGAGTCTCGATTATGAAACCCTTAGTCAAGGTCAGGTTGCCTGCGGTGAGGGTCACGTTGCCTTTGGTGGCTACGATGTTGCCCTCGGTATTGGTAAGCGTACCTTTTACAAGGGTAAGGTCCTTGCCAGTGGCTACTGTGATGCCGCCATTAGCAGCCAATGCGCCGGTCAAGGTAGATGCACCGGTTACTGCCAGTGTGCCGCCCACAGACAGATTACCAGAGAGAGTGAGAGCGGTGCCAGAAAGCGAAACTGACGGGCTCACAAAAGCGGTTGTCAGGGTAATGATGTAACCGACTTCCTGAGCGCAAGTCGTGCCCTCCGTGATTTGAACCTTGCCGGATTCACCAACATAGAAAGGTTTACCGACATCGGCAGCGGCGCACATTGCATTGTCAGAGAATACCCCAGAGGTTTCGGTATCGGGGGTTTTCCAAACAACAGCCTTGGCAATCTCAATAGTGTCGCCTGAAACACCATCTTGACAGGCAATCATCATAGCTGCCAGATTGCCGCTTTGATCGGCCAGTTTCCAGCCGTAGTTTGAGTTGTCGTAGGTGAGCAAATCACCCTTGACGACAGTTGCGAAGATGGGAGCTTTAACGTTCCCCCATTTGTTGAGAATGATTTTTCCAGCTTTATCAGTATAAGCCATTTTAATTTAGCCTCCTGCTAAAAGATTTTATTTTGGTTAAGCGGTCACAGTCCCATCACTATCGATTCCCACAACTTTCGCTGATGCGATTAGGGACTGCATCATGATGGAAGGATACCAGCGAATCTGGCACCACTCTTTATTCGAGAGAGGCACAGGAGCCCAGGGGATGACCTCGATTGGCCCGCATTGCAAACCCTCAACGCCCTTTTCCGCGAAGTTCAGCGCGAAAATGGAAGTCGTTGAACCGCCCGTAGCAGCTGAGAACGCGCCGGATGAGGTAAGCTCGGTATCCAGCAGGTAATCAGACGCCCAGATCGGATATCCGCCGTAGCGTTCGACTAACATCCCGAATTCGTCTTTGTCAGCAGTTGCACCAGCTCCGACACTGCGCAGGTATTTGGTGATAGCCCGGCGCATACCCTTGGACATGAGCAACCCTTCCGGTTTGCGGCCTTTGACCATATCGATCAACCTGTCCAGGTAGGTGCTGCAGGATAACGCTACAGTCTGGGTGTCACCAGCATCAGCCAGGATGGTGTTATAGGTGGTATTGGCGATACAGATGTGCAAACCGTCAAACTCAAGGGGGTTGGTGGTCGCGTTGCCATAGATGAAGGTTTCGGAAAATTTAGACCGAAGCGCTTTAGCTTTACCGGTCATAATTTCCGCTTTCACGTCGTTGATGTTTGAGCGGGTTTTGACAATAAAGTTGTCCAACTCTCCAGCGGAGCCCAGGATTCTCAGGTACGCGGTGGCCGGAGTGACATCGCCGTTGGTGGGATTCCAGGCGGCATTCACGCCGTAGAATTCCGCGCCGTCCAGTGTGGATTCGCGATTATAGGTGTAGGCGTTGCCCACGACATCCTTAAAGCGAATGCGGTTGAAAATCGGGTCATCTTTGACAATCGTCTCAACGATGCCCTGTTGCAGGATGTTGGTAGATAGTTTTGATGCCTCTACAAGAGTCATTGCCATGATAAATTACCTCCGTAATTATTAGATTTAGATTTGTTCCGTTCCCATGCGGATTTTTTGTTCGGGTGTCATTTTGGAAGTGTCAGGGGTGGTGTGTCCTAACCCTTTGACCTTGCCGGATTCGGCCAGTTTAGCCAGATAATCGGTTTCAGATTTGATCGCGGCCTCAATTGTGTCAGAGGTTAGGGATTCCTTAAACTGTTCGGTCAATCTCGCTTTAGCAGCTTCAGGGAGCGCGGATTTGCTGATAGCCTCGGTAATGAGGGTTTGAGCTTCAATCTTTGCCTTGCCTTGTTCAGCCTCGGTGATTTTGGCCTGGAGTTCAGTATTTGTTCTGGTAAGAGCCTCAATAGACTCTTTGAGGGTTTTGATTTCCTGTTCTGATTCCATGATCTTATTAACCTCCGGTTTATTTTTATCTTTAAATTCGGTTTCCAGTTCTGAAATAAGGTCAGGCCGGGACTCTTTGAGCTTTGCCAAATCCATTATGTAGGCATCGATTATCTCTGTGCTTTCCTTCACGCCTGCCTGCCCGCCCGCGCCTGCCTCGGTCACAAAGTCCACCGACTTGAACGGATAATCCACAAAGCTTTCGACAACAAATGTATCGACTCCGTCAACTTTTCGCCTTGAACCTTTGCCTATGCCATTAATAGAGACACCAAGTTTGTCAAGCGTGCCTGCTTCTTTGAGTTGCTGTACCAATTCCTTAAACCACCCTGCATGGATATGGGCTTCACCGGCCGCATGTCCTTCCTTGGTAATGTGGATATTTTTAAGAGTGGAGACCCAGTCCCTGATGCTTCTTTCAGGCCGGACCTTCTCCTCTTCTTTTGTGGCATGATCTGCGTACTGTTTAGCCCCTTCGTAATAGGCAATAGTTTCTTTTACAGATGCCGCAGTGTAGTTTTTGGATTTAGACTTGTTAAAACCGGGATGAAGAATTGTGATAGGCAAGATGCCGCTAGCTATTTGCTCGGCAGTTACTTCGGATACGGGGATTTCGATTGACTCGTGAATATACGACCGTTCAGCGACATAGGTGGTTTGCAGTTTGACCTTAACAGGATCGCCCAGTGTAACCGATCCCTTATCATCGATGGAGTATGACGCTTTGAACATATCTCCCCCTAATTCATATACAACCTCATTGTCCCAAGCATCCCGGAGCCACGCCTGTTTCATGGAATCTTCCGGGATGCCCAGCTTAGCCCGTATAGCCTGCCTGAGAGCAGTTTGTTTATCTGCAAAACTCAATTTAACAGCCATTGCCTACCTCCAAAATTTGGTAATAAAAAAGCCGCCTCGAAAGCGGCTCGAATAATTTATGGAATAAAATTAGTCTTTTCGGTTGAGCCTTGCCGGACTCGTTGTACATCTACATCGCGGGTGCCCGGGTGTCTGCATATCGCCGCTTTGAAAAGGTTGGCCTATCGGGATCACTCCATCCGCTGCATTGCCTCCGCAGATATCACAAACTAATTCATCTCCAACTGCGATCCATTCCTTCCCGTCCACACCCATTTCCCGCATCTTATCCATCGCGGCCCGAGATAGTGCCTGATTGGTTTCTGTTTGGGCGATCATGTCCGCCCGGGTCTTGGACATATCAGCAAACTCTTTACGCAAATCCCGCGAGATTCCTTCGATCCCTCGCTTATTATCAATCCCATCTGAGATAACCTGCGCTAATCTGGAGCGGGTTTCGATGTCCATATTAGTAACTAGCCCGGCCCCGTAATTCTGTGCCCACTGGACGGCTTGACTCATTGGAGGTCCTTCGAACAATACCGGAATCCCCAACTTAGTCTTGCCGTAGCTTGTCATTTGGAGTGAACCAGCGATATAGATATTCCCCAGGTGAGAAACTAAGCGGGCAGTTAATTCAGCCTGAAAGGTCTTAATAACCGCGTCCAGCCAGTTATCCCATTCTCCAGGAGATGTTATGGGCGGCGCGGTAACCTCTTTGACTTTCTGATGATAGATATTCTCAATCTCTTTATAAGGGAATTTCGAAGCTATGTCGTTGAAATATTCAGCCATCGACTTCTTAAAAGCCCGCTCCATCCGCTTATTTTCAGGTCGTTCCATACTAGCGGGGAGTTTAGCCGTGATTGCTTCGATAAGAGCGTCTATTTCGTTAATGACTGTCATTTGTTATACTCTGCCTGATTTCCCTGAGCGCCTTGATTGCCCTGACTTCGGCGCTTTCCTTAGCGAGAGGTATAACTGGTTGTACAGGTGTCTCGGGTTGCTGTCCTGCCGTTGGTTGCCCAGGGAGTGGCGGTTTTCCCGCTTGATTCTGCATCTCAGGCGGCATCTTAGCCAAAGTCTCTGCCTTCTTCTTTTCGTTCTCAGCCTTTATCTGTTCTAATTCAGTCAGAACTTCGTCAACGTTGTTAATCCCTATTGCCATTAAAGCCTGTGTTAAAACATCTCTGGAATCTGCCATATCAGGAAATGCCATCACAAGTTGGCTTATAGCGGTAAGCGCAGCCACTGCGTCTTCAGGAGCAATCGGAGGCATATCAAAATCAATAAATCTATCCTCTGATATTCCGGCGTGATCTAAAACGATATTAAATATATCCAGATAAACATCAGCCCATATCTGCTGGTAAGAGCCGAATTGTTTAAGCATAGGTAATTCGACTGTTTTAGCGGTGGCTAGATTGCCGGTAGCGATGTCGCCGAAATACTGCTCAGGAATTCCCACAGCTGAGCAAACCATAAGTTTAAGCATCCGGCCATCGTCTTTGGCATTAGCTGACCCGGTATCAGTCCTGATAGGGTCCATACTCAAGGCTTCGTTAGTAACCAGAGTCGAGGCAGCTTGCGGGTATTTGCCATCAACAGCCGACTTCACAGCCGCCACGGCAGAAGAGCCGCCTTTAGTTTTAGCAGCCCAGGCGAACCGAGCTAAGGCCCGGACGATAGCGATACGAGCGGCCAGGAATAGTCTATATTGCTCTATCCAGCCGATAGCAGGGAGTAAAAGAGGGTTGCCACGTTGCCCGATTGTGTTAATAGCCAGATGATATATAATGGCGTCCTCGGTAGATTTAATAATAGAGCCATCCTTGGTTACACCTTTGTCCTCAATGTTGTTATGGCTGCGGTAGTACATCGGCAATCGTCCGTCAATTTGACGCTTATAATATAATACATTTTCGCCATCGTCCGGGTCGGAAATGATCTCAGTAATTTCCAGAGGTTCGACCCAACGGATGGAGACTTCATCGCCCAGGAAGAGCGCAAAAAAGACCTCGCCGTCTACCAGTGCCTTATCAGAAGATTTGTGTTGCCCTTTAGCGGATAGGACTGATCGATTAGCCCTGTTATTCCAAAACTTATCCAGGACGACTTTAACAGCCTCGTTTTCAGTTTTCCAGGCAATACCAGACCCAAAGGTATAATCTGTCCATAGCCGGATGGCCTGCTTGGCAAGGGGATCAAAATTATATAGATAGCGGCTGCGCTTGACGTAGTTTATTCTCTGCGTTATTAAGAGATCAATCATGTTGGTATAATTGAGACTGCTGTTCCCTTCGAAACCAATAGAGGTCTCAATCTGTGTAGCGGCTTCCTGAATGTATTCCTGTAATTCTGGCATTTTTTAAATCCTGTTAAGTTCCTGCTCTATTTCTTGTAATGCGTCATAAATAATAACCTCGTTGGTCTCGGGCACTTCGTTGCAACCCATGACGTAATAGCGCCGACTGTCCATCCCATGGCTCCAAAGGTGAGTCGTTTTCTCAGTTAGTTTGCTGTTTTTGTCAGCAACATACCTGAAGTTGCGCTGCTCTTTTATGCAATTCAGACTATCTTTCGTCCAGAACTGTTTGTATGCTCGTACCTTTTGATGACCGTATTCAACGCTGCCGGGGCCCTTCTCAACTCCCTTGATGTTGAAGCCCTCTTGATATATTTCCTCTATGCTTTTAGGCTCTGCGCTGTCAGCCCATATTTCGTCAGAATGTTTCAGGACTCCGCATTCAGTCATTCGAACACAGATATCATGATTAGTCAGGTTAGTCTCGTAAAATAATTCCTGAGAGTACAGTGCCGGATGATTCATTTTGTCGATTGTGACAGAATTGATCACGTTTTTGGTTAACACCGCAGGATCGCCACTGAAACCGAAGTCCAGACCGTAACCGGATTGACCACTTCTGGGTAATTCCTCAACCTGTTCAAAGCAGGGATAGACCAGCCCTTCAATCCGACCGAGGCGACCGAGGCCGTAGATATTCCACCAGTTAGGATCAGTTAGCCGGTTAGACTCTATGTTGGCAACCACTTCGGGTGGTAAAACGTGCTTTGCGTCCTGATATGTGCTGTGGATGTATTGATTAACAGGGTCTTTGATTAACCCTTTTTCATGCGCCCAGAACTCGGAAACAGGATTCCAGTCCAGATATGTGAATAATTCAGTCCGGACGTCAAGCTCTTTAAATGCATCGTAGGCGATGTTGTTGCATTCGTTGATGTAAAGTATTTTGCGCCGGCCACCGCGAAGCTTCGCGGGTGAATCGGCAGAAAAGAACTCTATCTGTCCTTTGCCGAAATCATAAATGAAATCAGATTTATTCCAACGCTTATCCTGAAAGTCTTCACCAAGGATATTTTTAAAGTCCCGGATACAGCCCCTTTTCAGGTGCGGCATAGACTCGGAAACGATAGAAATCAGAAAAGGGTTTTTGGCGTGCTGGGCGGTTAATACGAGAGCCTGAAGGATGGACCAGGTCTTAGAGCTAGAGGTACCGCCCTCGTTACAAGCTCTGCGCTTACCACCCAGCCAAGCAGCGGCATTCTGCTCGAATATTGATGTTGTGTTTATCTGCATTCATACTACGTTCCCTTGCCCTCGATTAGAGCCTCTGCGAGTTGTTTGGCATTATCGGAAACCACTTCGATATTAATGCTCCTGTTGTCGATATTGACCTGCGCACCCTCAGTGTATATTTTTTCCATTTTGTTGAGTTCCTGGATTGCGCTGACCGGATTATAAAGCTTGATTGATTTGGTGACTATCGGCTCGCCTTTCTTGGTGTATGTAGTTGCTATACTAAATTCAGTTACAGCCCGATGGTTTGGATGGTCTTTGCCGTATGTGATAGTCCCTCCGTCAGAGTCCACAAAATCCGCCAAATCTCCCCTGGCCATTTCGGTTAACCGCTGCTTGCGTTCCAGAACTGACATAACCGAAGCATCTTCAGCTCTTTTTTGGAGTTCTGCCAGTCGGGTTTTAACCTTTTCATTATTTGCTAACCTTGAAGCGTTAGCGTCCATGACAGCGAGTGAGGATTTAAAAGCATAGCCAGCCTTTACATAAGCCTCTCGTTGATTCATGCCTTTAAAAATAAAAAGTGTAAAACTCTCTTGTTTTTCGGTAAGTCTCTTCGCCATGTTAATTCCAATAAAAAACCGCCCAATTTCTTGAGCGGTCTATAAAATACATTGTCTTTGCAGGTCACTCTTTCACCCCCAAATTATACCATAATCTGTCAATGGTTAAAATAGCCTTATTTAGGCACATTTTCATAAACACCACTTTTTGAGGATTTTTGATCATTATGTAGAGTATCCCCATTTAAATATCGCTTGATATAGCGGATAGAATATTCCTCGATATTAATTATTTCTAAGTAGGATTTCCCCCACCAGTACCCGACTTCGCCATAACTAAATCCTGCAATACACATCGTGACAATAACCGCCTTTTCAGTAGGTTTTAACTGCTGGATTGCTCTATCAAGATCAGCTTTTAATTGAGTCGGATTTGTAAATGGTGCGTTGAGATTACGTGATTTCTGGATTTTACAGCCGTAATCCGGTTCTGAAAGACCGTCCGAAGGAATCTTGCCCTCTGCTAAAGTGAGATAATTTTCAAGCATCCA